CCACTGAGAGTAGCGAGAAATACCTGGAGTGATGAGATTCATAAGTGGGATCATCTGAAACACTTAAGATATTCCATTGTTCTTGGCTCTGCGGCAGAGAGAAAAAGGGCTCTGGAAGCGGATGCAGATATTTACATTATTAATCGTGAAAATCTGCAGTGGTTAATTGAACAAAGTGGAGTGAATTTCTTCTGGGATATGGTAGTGTTGGATGAATTATCAAGCTTTAAGAATTGGAACAGTAAACGTTTTAAGGCGTTTATGAAGATTCGACCAAAGGTGAAAAGGGTAATCGGATTGACTGGTACACCTTCCAGCAATGGTTTGATGGATCTGTTTGCAGAATTCAAATGTCTGGATATGGGAGAACGACTTGGTAGATTTATCAGTCAGTATCGTGTGAATTATTTTGTGCCGGACAGGATGAATGGTCCGATTGTTTATTCTTATAAGCTAAGAAGTGGAGCTGAAGAACAGATTTATGAGAAGATTTCCGATATCACAATTTCCATGAAAGCCTTGGATCATCTTCAGATGCCGGAGCTTATCAGTAATGAATATACGGTTTATATGAATGATGAGGAAGCGAAGCTTTATGCAGATATGGAAAAGAATTTATTTGTTCCTTTGAAAAAGGGAGAGATTACAGCAGCAAATGCAGCAGCTCTTTCCGGGAAGCTTCTTCAGATGGCAAATGGCGCTGTATATTCTGATGATGGTGAAGAAATTGTAATTCATGATCAGAAGCTGGATGCTTTAGAAGACATGGTCGAAGCAGCAAATGGCAGACCTGTTATGGTAGCTTACTGGTTCAAACATGATTTAGCAAGGATTATGCGAAGGCTTACTGAGAAAAAGATTCCTTTTGAAAAGCTGGATTCTGAGGAAAGCATTAGAAAATGGAATCGTGGGGAACTGCCGGTGGCGTTAATACATCCGGCTTCTGCCGGGCATGGTTTGAATTTGCAATCAGGTGGAAATACATTGATATGGTTTGGGCTGACCTGGAGCTTAGAGCTATATCAGCAGACGGTGGCAAGACTTTGGAGACAGGGACAGACTGCGGGGACTGTGGTGGTTCAGCATATCATTACTGCTGGAACAATAGATGAAGATGTTATGAAGGCTTTGAAAAATAAGGATATGACACAAAACAGATTGATTGCAGCAGTAAAGGCGAGGGTGACATATGGCAGGTAAGAACCAAATAGAAAATCCATATGAAAGACTGGCGAATGCGATTATTCTGAATGCGGTTGCTAATTACAGAGCCGCACTCAAAAAGGTAAAGCGCAATCCCAAGAGCAAGGCAGCAATAGATGAGGTTTTACAGATAGAGAAGTTTTTCAGAAGTTCGTGGTATCAACAGCTGACTTTGGTTGATGGAGAGTTTCTGATCCGTAAGCTTCAGGACGAAATAAGACAATCAGAGTAAATCCGAGGGAAATAACTTTTCGGAGGTGGCTTATGACAGCTAAGGAATATTTGAAGCAAGCGTACCTGTTGGATAAACAGATACAGGTTGAGGTGAAGGAACTGGAGCAGCTTCGCGAGATGCGTGGCACGATCCAAGGATGTTCTTATGGAGAAAAGATTGGGACAAATCCAAATAGAAATCTGGAAGCACCATTTGTAAAGACTATTGAGAAGATATGGGAATACGAGCAGAGGATTGATGCCAAAATAAATAGACTGGTAGATCTTCGTTCAGAAATTAATGCTGCGATTGAGATAATGGAGAATCCGGAGGAAAGACTTCTTTTGAAATATCGATATCTGAAAAATGAAAGCTGGGAAGATATTTCCTATGAATTGAATGTGTCCTATAGAACCGTACATCGTATCCATGCATCGGCATTAAATAATTTTATCGTACCGAAATAAGGTTGGCACACTTTGTCCCAACAAGGCATAAGTATATGTGTTATTATGATAGTGTCGAAAGTAGGACAAGACAAAGAGCCTTGAGGGAGCAAATCCTTCAGGGCTCAAATTAGTGGGAGGTGCGTATGCCAAGAAGACCGAATATACCGTGTAAACATCCTGGCTGTGCAGCACTTATTCCGCATGGTCAGATGTATTGCGAGGAACATAAGCCTTTACACACAAAGGACAGAGCCCATGCAGCAGAGCGTGGTTATGGTGCCAAGTGGCAGCGTGAGAGAAGGAAGTTCTTAGAGAGCAATCCATTCTGTGTGAAGTGTTATGAGGAAGGTCATATAACTATGGCTACCGTCGTGGATCATATCGTTCCGCATCGTGGAGACCAGAAACTCTTCTGGGATAGGTCGAATTGGCAGCCTTTATGTGAGCATCATCATAATGTAAAGACGATGACCGAGGATAGATTTAAGGAATATTGGTTTTGATGGAGCGAGTGTAGGGGGTATTTGAATCTTCGCAGGCCTTATGCTCCAAGACCGGCGCCCCCTCTTCTGTGCAAAATCGCGAAATGAAAGACGGGGGGTCTAGCTCATAATAATCCATTGACAAATCGTGATATAACTACTATAATTTAAATGAAATTCGGCAAAACAACAAAGCGCCGAAATATATTTAAATAATTATTGCGAATTTGGATATACTGGAATTGAGGTGAGCTAAAATGACAACGACTGCAAAGATTTCCAATGACCAAATGATTTTTTCAGTTCAGGAACTGAAAGAAAAAGGATTTTCATATTATAAAATTAATCAGATGGTTGAACAGGGAATTTTGATAAAACTAAATAAAAGGTATTACGAGAATGCAAATTTTGATGGAGAGGAATCAGATTTCTATTATGCATACGCATTTGTGCCAGATGGAGTGGTTTGTCTGCTGAGTGCGGCTGTTTATTATAATCTGTCAACATATCGTCCAGATGCTATTGATGTAGCCATTCCCAGAAAAGCTAAGGTTTCAACTCTTCCAGACTGGCCAGAATTGAATGTGTGTTATTTCACGGATGATCGATTCGATGTCGGGATTGAGACTATAGAAGAAGGAAAGAATAAATTTCGGATCTACGATATCGAGAAAACTGTTGTTGATATTGTATTCTATAGGGAACGAATTGGAATCGAAGAAACAAAGGAAGTTCTCACAAATTATCTGCACCGAAGCGACCGTAATCTGAATCGGCTTATTAGATATGCAGAAATGCTCAAGTGCGGGGATGTAATGAAGAAATATCTGGAGGTGCTGGTATGATAAGTGCAATATCTGTAAAGGATAGATTAAAGAAACAAGCGATGGAAGATGGAAAAACCATGCAGGATAAATTAGTCACATATGGGCTTGAAAGAACCATATATAGGTTATCCGTATCTCAGTATGCAGAGAGATTTACCTTGAAAGGTGGTATTTTCCTATACGCATTATTTGATGGAGAATATGCACGTGCCACGATGGATATTGATTTGCTGGCACAGCGCATCCCAAATGATGCTGAAAAAATGAAAAAGGTATTTAACGACATTTTTTCAATTGAATGTGACGATGCACTTCGATTTGATTTAAATACGCTTGAGGTTACCAATATAACTGAATTCAAGGAGTACCATGGCGTAAATGTATCAATTACAGGATACTTAGATAGAACCAAAGTTCCGGTGTCGATAGATATTGGATTTGGAGATGTTATATATCCAGAGAGAATGAAAATGGAGTTCCCTGTATTGTTGGATATGGAAGTCCCGGAAGTATATGCTTATTCAATTTGCTCAGTGATAGCAGAAAAGTTTGAGGCAATTGTTTCTCTAGGACTTGCAAACGGAAGATATAAGGATTTCTATGATATCTATGTGTTGGCTGATAGATATGAGCTTGATGGAACTGAACTTAAGAATGCCATTGTAGAAACCTTTACTCATCGTGGTACGGGCTTTGATGATATTGCGGCTTTTGAAGATGATTTCACGGAGGATGCGACAAGGCAAGGAAGGTGGAATTCCTTTATCAAAAAGAAGAAGGCTCTTGTAAAGGTTGAATTTGCGGAGACAATGCAGTTGTTAAAGGTGCTGCTGCTTCCGATTGTGGATGCAATTCATAAGGCTAAGCCTTTTGAGAAAAAATGGGATAGAGAAACAAAAACTTGGATATGAATACATATTTAATAAATGGGATCGTGTAGAGATACATGGTCCTTTTATTATGCAAAAAATTAAGGAAGGAGGGTATGACCATGGCAGGAAGAAAGCCAAAGCCTACAGCTTTGAAAAAGCTGGAAGGTAATCCGGGAAAAAGAAAATTGAATACGAAGGAGCCAATTCCGGCAAAGGGAATGCCTAACTGTCCGGAATGGTTATTACCTGAGGCTAAGAAAGAGTGGGAACGTTTAGCTGATTTGATGAATCAGATTGGGGTTCTTACGGAAGTGGATATGGCGGCATTTGCGGCCTACTGTCAATCTTATGCCAGATGGAAGGAAGCGCAGGAACATATTGACTGCGAAGGTTCTACCTTTGAGACAGAAAAAGGGTATCAGCAACAGACACCTTGGGTTGGTATCGCAAATACAAATCAGAAGTTAATGCTGCAGGCAGCATCAGAGTTTGGGCTTACGCCTTCATCCAGATCACGTATTGTGGCTGGTAGTACAAAGGGGAAAGAGTCGGAAGATGAGATGGAGGCATTGCTTGGGGGTGATTCTTAGTGGCAAAGGAACCAAGACCAAAGGGATATCCGAAGCTTAAGAATTATAAACCTTCCCAGTTCATGCTTCCGACTTCACATTATGATAAGAAGAAAGCAGACAGGGCAGTGACCTTTATTGAGAATCTTTGTCACACCAAAGGCAAATGGGCAGGAACACCATTCTGGCTATTACCGTGGCAGGAGCAATTGATAAGAGATATATTCGGGATTGTAAAACCTGATGGGAACAGGCAGTTCCGCACTGCATTTGTGGAGATATGTAAGAAAGTAGGTAAGAGCGAATTAGCAGCAGCTGTCGCTCTTTATTTATTGTATGCGGACAATGAGCCTTCCGCAGAAGTGTATGGTGCAGCTGCAGATAGGCAGCAGGCATCCATCGTATTTGATGTAGCAAAACAGATGGTTGAAATGTCTCCGGCACTTATGAAGCGTTCCAAACTGATGGGAGCTACCAAGCGTATTGTGAATTACAGTAATGCCGGTTATTATCAGGTGCTGTCAGCAGAGGTTGGCGGTAAACATGGATTTTCGGTAAGCGGTTTGGTATTCGATGAAATTCATACACAGCCAAACAGGCAGCTGTATGATGTTCTTACCAAGGGCTCATCGGATGCAAGACAGAATCCGCTTCACTTTATTATAACGACTGCAGGTAATGATAGACATTCCATTGCTTATGAGCTTCATACTAAGGCGGTGGATATCTTAGAAGGCAGACGTGTGGATCCGACTTTTTATCCTGTGGTCTATGGACTTAAGGATGATGAGGACTGGGAAGATGAAGAAAACTGGTATAAGGTAAATCCTTCTCTTGGATATACCGTTGATATTGAAAGACTCAGAGATGCATACAGGGAAGCAAAGCAGAACCCGGCAGATGAAGTAACTTTCAAGTGGCTCCGATGCAACATGTGGGTCAGCTCAACAGTTGCCTGGATACCGGATGCGATTTATATGAGAGGTAATGAGCCGATTGATATGGATGCACTTGCTGGCAGAGATTGCTATGCGGGTCTGGATTTATCGAGTACAGGAGATATTACTGCTTTGGTGCTGATATTTCCGCCAAGAGATGAAGATGAGAAGTATGTGCTCTTGCCGTACTTCTGGATTCCGGAGGAAACCATACCAAAAAGAGTGAAAGCTAATTCTGTTCCATATGATATCTGGGAGAAACAGGGTTACATTATGTCCACTAAGGGAAATGTGATTCATTATGACTTCATTGAGAAGTTCATCATGGAGATCGGAAGAGCACACGTCTGAACTCCA